CATGCTTTATTTTTCCCTAGTTTTACACACATGCACCGTGGACTAAAAGTAGGCAAAGGTGACAGATACTTATTGGTATTTTGGTTACTAGGTGCATATGACTAAGCTTTACTATGTTAGGGATGTAAGTTTTAATAAGTATTAATAGTTATAAGGAGTAATAATGAAAGACAAACCCAAGCTAACCTTAGTTAGCGACAACCCAGACATGAAGACATACTACGTACCACTAACACGTATAGAAGTTGACATATATCCAGTAATAGCTGATAGCTATGAGCAAGCAATATACAAAGCTAACGCAGGTAAAATGCAACCTATAGTTAAAAAGATAACGTTAGATGAGTCCCATACGAATGACGCATACCTAAGTTCGGTAGTACCTACTGAAACTTTATTCGCTAGGCAAATAGACCATTTTGACCTAGATATAAAAGATTTTGAGTATCCTATACCTTCAAAAGGATCCTAGTTATATTAGTTTTATATATTTTATAGGAGTAAAAATATGGATATAGAACTAAAAAAGGATATAGTTGATAGCCTTAAAGTTATAAGAAAAATAGTCAACAAAAACCTTGATAAGCAAGATAACCCAAGTGAGGGTCTATCTGCATATTACGCTTTAAATATTATCGACATGATAGTAAATAACCACTTACAATTAATGGACTTAGCGGAGAAACGTAATGCCAGCAGATTGTAAGCACGACTGGGCTAATAGCTATAGTGTAAATAAATTAGGTACACTAGACAGCGTATTAGAATGTAATACTTGTGGTAAGCGAGTTAATGAAAGTCACGGTATTCCTAAAAAACTACCGCACTTAAGAAACGTAAGTGATAAAGCTTACGAAACATTAACTAGATTATTTAAACCTAATTTTTAGGGAACTAGCGTTTCCAATAATAGCTGTTCACTGAGTGACGGCGTAATCGACCTAGATGTGTGTGACGCTCGAGCTAGTTCTGTATGAGGGGTGATAACAATCCTCTACTCATAATTAAGGGCTAATCTAGGACACTCAGTACTATTTTATAAGGAGTAAAAAATGGAAAAAGAAAATGAACACATAACAGTATTTACTATACGCATAAAAGACCCTGAAACTGGTCATGCTTGGGGGTGCTGGGAAAAATATATTAAAGGTCAGTATAGTCATGAAGCTAAAATAAATGACAGAGACATGGAAACTGAGATAGCTAGGCTTATGAATTTAGGGTTCAAGGTTTTAAAGTCTGGGGTTACTTGTTGTTTAAGGGAATCCTCTTACGATAAATCTATAACTGATAAACTGAAAGAAGAATCATTTTATACTGTTAGTTATATACAATAAATAGACACTTGAGTGTGGGTTTATTTTATCTCTTGGCTCGGTGAGGGATAGCTAAAAAGGTAGTAAGTGTCCACATCTCGGGTGTCCTCCTAGTATAAAATACACT